ATTGACAAGTTTATAAAGGCACTAAAAGTACCACTAGAAATAAGAGATTATCAGAAAGAAGCCTTTGTACATTCTGTAAAGAAAAGTAGATGTTTATTATTATCACCTACGGCGTCAGGTAAGTCATTAATAGTCTATTTAATACTGATTTTTAACCTCCTACGGCTAAAAGATACAAAAGATAATAAAATACTCATCATAGTCCCTACCACATCACTTGTTGAACAGTTATTCAAGGATTTCAAAGACTATGGGTATAATAGTGACAGAAATGTACATAAGATATACTCTGGACACGATAAAGATACAAATAAGAGAGTTGTCATTTCTACATGGCAATCAATCTATAATCAACCCAAAAAATGGTTTGACCAATTTGGTATGTTGATTGGTGATGAAGCACACTTGTTTAAGGCAGTATCATTGACAAAGATAATGACTAAATTAACAAAGTGTAAATATAGAGTAGGTTTAACAGGAACACTTGACGGAACTAAAACACATAAGTTAGTATTAGAAGGTTTATTTGGTACTGTGAATAAAGTAGTTTCAACAAGTGAACTACAAGAAAAGAAACAATTAGCTGATTTAAAAATCATGTGTTTAATTTTACAACATGATAAAGATGCTCGACATTTTTTAAAAGATAAATCTTATCAGGAAGAAATGGATTATCTGGTATCAAATGAAAAAAGAAACAAGTTTATAAGAAACTTAGCATTAAATTGTAATGGTAATACACTATGTTTATTTCAATATGTTGAAAAGCATGGACAGTTACTTAAAGATATGATTGAAGAAAAGGCACAAGACAAACAAGTATTTTATGTCTATGGAGGAGTAGACGCTGATGAAAGAGAAAAGATTAGAGAAATTACGGAAGAAAGTGATAACGCTATTATTGTGGCTAGTTACGGTACCTTCTCCACTGGCATTAATATTAAGCGGTTACACAATATTATTTTTTCTAGTCCTAGTAAAAGCAGGATTAGGAATTTACAGTCCATAGGAAGAGGATTAAGATTACATGATAGCAAATCTCATGCTACATTATATGATATTGCTGATGATATAACTTATAATGAAAAAGAGAATTATACGCTAGCACACTTTAGAGAAAGAATAAATATTTACAATGAGGAAGATTTTAATTATGAGATACATAACATAGAGTTAAACAATGGAACAAACAACAATAAAAATATTAAAACAAATTAAGATAGTTAAACTTGTTAATGGCGATGATGTCGTGGCTGCTTTTCCTATTGAACAATTGGAAGATAAATCTGCTCTTTTACGACTAGTAAAACCATTACAAATTAAATATGTTCCTCAATTTACAAAAGGTGGATTGAAAGATTATGTTGCTTTAATTAAATGGGCAGCCTATACCCACGACCAAATCGTAACTGTGCCAAAAGATAAAATCTTAACAATAACAAATGCCACTGATGAGATGTCAAAAAGTTATCATCAAATTGCTGAAAGTTACAATCAATTAGAAAATCCCAAACAAGATAACAGACGTTATGAACAAGAAAGATTAGATGAAGAAATGGAAGAAGAATATAATGAAATGTGGGATACTTTCCGTGATACTAAAAAGACTTTAAATTAGGTCTATGTCAAAGGGGGACACGCCCTATTATATTCAAAAAATTGTAAATGTCAACCCTCGTTTGCTAATGACACAGCATTGACAATTATTACATATTGTAGTATATTAATATTATGAAAACAAAAAAGAAAACTGAACATTATGTAGACAATAGTAAGTTTTTAGAGGCGATGAAGGACTACAAAAAACTTTGTAGAAAGGCAAAGCGTGAGAAACAAGAAAAGCCTCCAGTAACAGATTATATAGGTGAATGTTTTTTAAAGATTGCTAATCACTTATCGTATAGACCTAATTTTATTAACTATACATTTAAAGATGATATGATATCAGACGGTATTGAAAACTGTTTACAATACTTAGATAACTTTGATCCCGATAAATCTAAAAATCCATTTGCTTACTTTACACAAATTATTTTCTATGCTTTTGTTCGTAGAATACAAAAAGAAAAGAAACAAGTAACAATTAAATCAAAACTTATTATGGAATCTAATTATGATGACATGACATTACAACCAGGAGAAGATAGAGAATTTAGAAATCAATTTAGTGAATTTTTAAGCCAGAATACTGTCATTGACGACACACCAAAAGAAAAGAAACCAAGAAAGAAACGAACAGCAAAATCTAGTTTAGAATTTTTTATATAATGAGAATAGCCATATTAAATGACACTCACTTTGGTGTGAGAAACGATAGTTCTGCTTTTTCAGACTATATGTTTAAGTTTTATGATGAACAATTCTTTCCGTATATGGAAGAAAACAATATCAAAACACTCATACACTTAGGTGACTTAACGGATAGAAGAAAGTTTATCAATTTTAAAACTGCTCATTTGTTTAGACATAAGTTTATGAAGCGATTGTGGGATATGAAAATTGATACTCATATTATATTAGGTAACCACGATACCTATTATAAGAATACAAACGAAGTTAATTCAGTTAGCGAATTGTGTACAACCTATGACGGACAGAATGAGCCTTGGATTTATACAAGTGCTAAAGAAGTTGAAATTGGTGGTTGTCAAATGTTATTTCTTCCTTGGATATGTGATGATAATTATGATGATTCAATTTATGCCATTGACAATTCAACAGCAGATATTTGTATGGGTCATTTAGAAATCAAAGGATTTGAAATGATTAATGGTCATGTTAATGAACATGGATTAGAACCTAAACAATTTAAAAGATTTGAAAAAGTCTTATCTGGTCATTTTCATAAGGCATCTAATGACGGACATATCTATTATCTTGGCGCTCAGTATGAGATGACATGGTCAGATTACAAATGCCCAAAGGCATTTCATGTATTTGATACAGAAACAAGAGAAATTGAAAGAATAGAAAACCCTCGTAGAATACACAAAAAACTCTTTTATAATGATGCTAAAGAAGATTATTATAAAAAAGACTTATCTGAATTTGAAAATACATTTGTTAAAGTGTTTGTTACAAATAAAACAAATGAAGATATGTTTGATAATTTAATTGATAGATTTCAAACTAAAATGAACATACATGAAATCAATGTGGTTGACGACATGAACAGTGATTTAGATGCTAGTGTAAGAGATGATATCTTAGAACAAGGAGAAGATACATTAACATTTTTAAATAACTATGTTGACCAAATTGAAACAGACTTAAATAAACCAAAGTTAAAAGAGTTTATTAAAGAAACATATGTTGAGGCAAACGACCATTATACAGGATGATTATATTTAAAAAAATAAAGTGGAAGAATTTTTTATCGACAGGTAATCAATTTTTAGAAGTTAATCTAAACAAAACACAAACAACACTTATTATAGGAACAAATGGTTCTGGCAAATCTACATTGTTAGATGCTATTTGTTTTGTATTGTTTAATCGACCATTTAGACAAATCAAAAAAGAACAAATGGTAAACACTATTAATAATGGTGATGCTGTTGTTGAAATAGATTTTAGTATTGGTAAAAAACAATATAAAGTTATTAGAGGCATTAAGCCCAATATCTTTGAAATTTATTGTGATGATGTTTTACTAAACCAAGAAGCTAGTAGTGTTGATTATCAAAAAGTATTAGAACGAAATATTATGAAATTAAGTTATCGTTCATTTGTTCAAGTTGTTATTTTAGGTAGTTCATCTTATGAACCTTTTATGAAACTACGAGCCCGATATCGAAAAGAAGCAGTTGAAGAAATACTTGACATTAAAGTTTTTTCACATATGAACTTAATGTTAAAAGAACAACAAGGTCAATTAAGTAAACAAATTGACACTGCTAAATTTAATGTTGAACTACTAAGAAAAGAACATGAAATTGAACTAGGACATTACAATCAAATATTAAATAGTAATACAGATGATAAAACAAATAAAGAAAATGAGTTACAATTACATAAACAAAAAACAAAAGAATACTTAGAAAAAAGACAACAATTAAATGATGAATATAAACAACAAGAAACAGAATTAGAAGGT